CCACCCTCTTGCGAGGGAGGCATGGAACCAGGAGTGAAGGTACCAGCCCACACGCATCCCGTCCCAGCCCGCGTGGACCAAACTAGCCCAGCAAGCTGCCCAAGCTTGCTGAGCGGACGACACTCGCCGTCTGCGGTGTCGGTGACTGGAGCTCTTACGAGATCCAGTCGACTGCTCCGTTGACAGGCCCTTCATAAGAGATGGAAGTCTCTTATGGGTGTTCCGTGTCATGCGGGACATCGCTGCCGGCAAAGTCGTCCCGGATCCCAACTGGAGTGTTAGCAAAGCCCTCCGACAAACGTCGGAGACTCACAAGCCCGTGCGATCTCGTAAGAGGTCGTATAGACTTGCACATAACACCCCGGAAAAGGGTCTGTGGTTTGGTCCTGCGGGTCTTCCCATGAGCCGCTCGCACTATCTTCCTTCCATCGTCGTAACCAGCAGTCATCCGGTAAAAGGATTCGTGCTGAGCCTCTACGGAGGCAACGACATCGGAGAGAAGGCGTCGTTCACTACCCCTACTATCGAGGATATCCTTAATAGTGGGGAGGACCTTCCGGAGCCGGTAAAAGGCACCCGGGCGGCCGACGCGTTGTGCAAGAGGCTTAGGGAAGAGGCCCCCCTCTTGGAATGGTACCTTGCCAAGCCAGCGCTCGGCCTCAGAGGGGTTAAGTCCCCTCGAGACGAGTACAGCGAGCCGTTTCCGGATCGCCGCTGGTGCAACAAGGCCTCTTCCCGTGTAACCATAGCCTCCGAACTCACACGGAAGTGTGAGCCGGAGGCGGAAACGCGGGAAGAAGGTCCTCTGAACCCTCTCTGCCCGCTTCAGATATCTGCGTCCGAGACGCGGATCTGCAGCAACCGGCAAGCCGGTTGTGATCTGAGGCACAGGGGGGGGACAGAAGACTGCCATTCCGTCTCCCCGTGCGTGTGGAACGCCCATGACCTCGCACATCGTCCAACCGAAGTTGGAGATGAAGGTCTTGGAACGGTTCAGGTCGGCACCAAGGGAGATGGCACCGTCTGCGTAGACCTCGGTCCCGAAGGATCCGAGATCGCGCCCGACAGCGTCATCCCCATGAGATGCCACAGACCCGAAGGACCGAGTGAGCCACTCGGTCGCCCACGAAAGCACAGGGAAAGAAAGAGGGGTGCCCATCGGACTTCCCCGCTCCGCGTACCATCTGTCTGTAGGGAGGTGGCCTCCCGACCGATGCCAGAGAGTACGTGGAACGAGCCCGAGGGATCTCTTGGCGTAGACCGAATCCGTTGGACGGATGACGCCTGCATCAAGAAATCCGTCAATGATTGCCTCGACCGCGCGGTGGGAGAGACCGTCTGTCGCGTTGGACAAGTCCAACGAGACGAGGGTCTCTCCCGCCGCGCATTGGTCGTGGAGTCCGGGAGGAGGGCAGCCTGGGTCGTCGGTCCGCAGCATCCAGTGGCTTGGTGCCACCAGATGCGCGGACTTGCGAATCCAGGTGCCTTCCACGAAGGTCAGGGCATCGGGAACTCCGATAACCCTAACCTTCATGGCGGGCATCCGAAGAGCCTCGAGCTTGGACCGGGGTCCGACGCTACAAGAGCGCCGGCACACCCGAAGAGCCAAGACACCGAGGCAACGGACCGCCTCCTCCCTCTCCACTGGCGTGCGAGGGATCGGGTACTCCCTCCTTTCATCACGAAAGAAGCGGTGCGCCACCTTCCTAAGGCAAAAGTCCCCAAGGCTATCTCCAACGATATCCTTGAGTGCTTGCGGAACCGACTCCTCCTCCTCGGAGGTGGAGACGTCACGGAAGCTTCTGAAGAAGCTAACGTCACAAGGTTCATACAAGCGGTGACTCTTGCCACAAGGGAAAGCGGCCCACTTAGGAGCACCCCCTTTGCCGTGAAGGTAAAGGTTCCCAAGCGCCGAGAGGTAACCATTGACACCGCCATGAGAACCAGAGTTCTCATAGCAGCTCGAGCTCGTTGCGGGGAGGGACTTAGGAACCCTCACACGTCTCCTACGTATCCTTTCAGATACGTAGGAGCGAAGGTTCCGACAGTCCAGTTCCGATGTGAGGCGGGGTGTGGTTTGCATTGCTCTCAGATTCGCCACGGCTTCGGCGATCGCTCCGCTAGGAGCGACCGGAAGCCCTCTGGAGAGTCTGGAGAAAGCAAACCCGTCAGTCGGCCGTTGACCCGCAAGCCCAACCAGCGCACGTTGGACATTCCTAGGAATGGCCGCGGTGTAGCTAACCGGGCAATGCAAGGCAGCCGATCTGACGGTGTGAGCGAGCGCCTTCAGCTGTCTGGATACCCATACCCACCCTCTTGCGAGGGAGGCATGGAACCAGGAGTGAAGGTACCAGCCCACACGCATCCCGTCCCAGCCCGCGTGGACCAAACTAGCCCAGCAAGCTGCCCAAGCTTGCTGAGCGGACGACAC